GGTGGCAATATGGCGGGCTTTTAATGCCTGCTGATCGATTTCCCAGGCGGTTCCTGTCCATATATCATTCATGTGTTGGCTGAATCAGTGTTTTATTTTTGGGGATTGGCCCCAGTGCAAAAATGATGGATTCATTTTTAGTTTCAATGTCATATACCGTTTTATGGCGATGGTCTTCTACCGCTATCCACTGGTTAGCGGCCAAATTTCTCACCAATGCCATGCCGGTTTTAGGTTGAAAGATGGGCGCATCAACCACCGAATTCGCTGGCAAGCCGACGCCGAGTGGCAAGTACTCCATGCCCGCACTGGCATACTCCAGCGTTTCCACATCATAGTGATAGAGCGTTATCCATCCCGCCTGACTGGCGAGTTGATGCTTATCTAACACAGCGGCAGTCACCGCAAAGTTATATTTCATTAGACAGCCCTCAAAATATAGCAAAATGAGATGTTGCGTGGTCGGGTTTCGGTGGCGGTGCGCACTACGCGGGAGGCGTCAAAATCAAAGCTGCCGCAATGGGTAATGTCGGTATGGTGCGGGGTATTGTCGTTGCCAATAGCGGGGCTTTTGCCAAATGCGCCGCTGAAGTTGTTTTCAGGTGCGCTGCCCATGCTCTCTGATACCCCATTGATGCCGCCGGTGATATTTTGCAGCGCGTCGGTTTGTGCGCTTAATAAAGTACGGCCAGTATCAATGCCGCGCCCGTCATCAAATCCGCGAATAAACTCGCCGCGCAAATCGGGTAATTTGTGGTCTGGATATAAAGTTGCCAGCGTGGGGTAACGGTAGGGATAAAATGCTGCGCCGTTGCATTTTAAATATCCTGCCGGCGGCGTGGTGCCTGGGTAGGGCAGTGGGATGCCGATGGGGGTCAATGCCTGGCTGCGACTGGTGACGATATCTATCCATTCCCGCCATTGACCATAAGAGCGCAGGCGATAAGCTACTTTTGCCGCGCTATGGGCATTATTGGTGGAGAAAATGAATTGGTGGGCGGTTAACGCGTCATTTTGAATATGCTGAATGGTCGCATCGCCAAAATCCTTGGGTATATTGGCAGCGTATTGATTGACACAGTACATGCCGGTTTTTGTCAGCGCATTGATCCCCGCCGAGGCAATAATGCAGTGGCCACCCCAGCCAAATGCCCCGACCTCCATAAGTTCATCTTGAGCATTACCGACATTTCTGGTGGCCGCAGAGCCTAATTGCAGGTTTTTCCGCGCCGCCTTGGTATTGCGAAGATCGAATAAATTTTTGCTGGCGAGAAGATATTGCGGGTGCGGATAGGGGGTATCGAGATGGTCTCGCATCAATGTCACCGCAGCATTAACCGCTTTTTGAACCGCTCTGGGCGTGGCGGCTTGGGTCTCATTTTTGCTATCGATGGCGTTACTTAATCGCGTGAAACCTTTGGCGTATAAGCTAGCAGCGGGATGGTTGCATGAGTTTTCATGAGCAATCATCAACTCATCGATATAGGTTTTGACCTCAATCGCTTTATCATCCGCATAGTTTCGCGCGGTCAGTACCGCTGATGGGATAATTTTCAGCATCACTGACGCCGTGCTGCTGACCAGCAATATCATCCGAATCAGTTGGGTACGGCCACTGCCTTCCTGCATTTTCGGCTTATAGCTTTCCGGACAATTGGCAATGGCAATTAACTCTTCGGCTTTATTCAGCAAGCCATCTCCCGAATCCACCATCCGCCCTCCGTCTTAGGGATGATTTGTTCCGCAATAATCTGACGAGGATTGCTCGGGTCAATGGTCAGGGCATTAAGGGCGGCGCGGCGCTGTTCATTCACTAGTTTGATTTGGGCTGGATCTGGGGTTGGCAGAGTGCCGCCGCCATCGCCAACCGCCATGTGGGTTATCTCTAAGCGGGTGCCGAGCGCGGTGGCGTTCGCCAGTCTGGCCGTGCCGATATGGGTTAATAAGGCAAAGTATTTATTAGTCATATTGAGTCCATTCGATAAGGGTAAATGGTCATTTCGTCGCCGTCATAGCTGGCGACACTGATGGGGATCGTTCCGTTTACATCGAGATTAATCGACAAGCCGATCAAGTGGCGACTACACGGCTTGGCATCTTCAATCAGCCGTTCTAACTCCTGATACATTTCTTCGGTAATACCGGTTTCCAGCACGCCCACATCCAGGCGAAAAGTGCCGGGTGCCTCGTTGGTTTTCCACCATTCAATGACGCGGATCAGATAGCCGAGCGGCTCTACGACGCGACGAATTGCGCCAATGGTGCCTTTGCGTTTATGGACGTAGAACGAAGCGTTGACCACTGCGCGCTTTGTGGCTTCCGGCCAGCCTTCATCCCATCTATCAACCGACCACGCCCACGCCAGATAAGGCAATAATTCCAGCGGGCAGGTATCAGCATTCCATAGCTGGCGCAATGGCACATCAATGTCAGCCATACGCGCGCAGGCTTGTGCGGCGGCAATTTCCAGCGGTGTGGAGCCAACGGGTAATAGGCGTTTATTCATCTGAGCCACCCGCCGTTAATGTATAGCCGGTGCAATAAGCCGCTTGTGTTTTATCCAGCACCACATCAACTACCGGCGCGGCCAACTCAACTCGCTGCACCCCCTCAACATGCAGCGCGGCATAAATCGCTGACTTACGAATATCGCGCCCTAATCGGCGCTGAGTGCTGATATAGGTTTGCAATTGGGCCTCTGATGCCGCACGGATAGGCTCGGCTTCCGGCCCCGGGTAAAAATAGAGCGTGGCGTCAATCTGGTATTCCACGATATTAGCGGCATTAACCGTTAATCGGTCGGCTACCGGCCGCACATTTTCGTCATTCAGGGCAGTAAAGACTTTATCCAGTAGATCCTGCGGTGCCGTACCGTTGCCCTCGCGGGATAGCACGGTGACGGTAACGCAAGCGGGGGACGGGCTGATTGCGGAGGCGTCAGCAATGCGGCCATCAGCACTACGGGCATGGTATTCATATGCGCCGGTTGGCCCCGCTACGCTCAACCCCTCAAAGGCTTGCGGGATACGCACCCGAAAATCGTCGTCAGACTCCATCACTGCGGTAATGGGTGGGATGGCGTCTGGATTGGCTGGCGTGATGGTTAATCGCTCAATACCATTATTCGCGCCAAGGTGATCTAAGTCGCTACTGACAGCATGAGCCACCATTACCGCCTGCGCACCCTCATTGACGCGCTGACGCAACAGCAATTCACGGTAGGCATTTTCCTGTAAGAGCTTAACAATAGGCTCTGATTCATATGAGAGTGTTAAGCGCACTGCGGCTTGTTGGTCAGCCGGATATAAGGCGATAAATTCCTCTTTGCGCAAGGCAAACAGGCTGTCAAAATCCAGTGATTCCACCACTAAAGGGGCCGGTAACTGGCTTAAGTCGATAGTCGGCATTATTGGCCCCCTAGCGGTACGGTCAGACTCAACCGGCTATCGCTATCGGTACGGCTACCGGATAAATCCACTATCATCTTGCCGTCAATTTGGGTGGTGATATTGATGGCACTCAGCGTTACGCGCGGCTCCCAGCGCATCACCGCACCATAAACGGCGGCCATCATTTTGAGGCGTAAGGCGGGGTTTTGTGGCTGGTCGATTAGGGTTGATAGCAAGGAGCCATAATCGCGGCGCATCACCCGCGTGCCTTGTGGCGTGGTCAGAATGTCACTGATTGACTGGCGAATATGGTCAATATCGTCGATGTGCAAACCGGTGTTGCGGTTCATACCGATATATTTGTAAGTGGTCATTTAACCCCCTCTGTCCAGCTTCCGCCGCGCTGTACGCCGCCGTGGTCATGCTCATCCACTACCACGCCATTGGATGAGAACTTACCGCCGGAATGTTCAATATTTCCGGTCATTTTTCCGCCTTGCTTCACTTCTAAGGTGGCGGTGGTCAGATGTTGAGTGCATTCCACTTCGGGTGTATCCAGTGTGATTTTGACTGATGCGGTACAGGTGATATTGGGGGCGGCAACATCCACCGATTTACTGGCCTCAATCACTGCGGTGGCTATTCCGGTGACAGCCAGGTGACTGGTTTCCGGCTCATACTCAAAACGGGCACCATCAGGGAAAGTGATCACCATGGCGTCAGGCGATTGTGATGGGGCGGGATTGGCATCTGAGAAAATGGCGGGCAGTACAAAACCGGTGGTGAGTTCACCGCCGATACTGAGCACCATGACCTGTTCACCCACGGACGGCGCAGACCAGAAACGCACCCGACCGGCGCGCAGAGTTAACCAATTGAGCCAGTCGGTTTCGAGGTTGCCGATTTTGACCCGGCACAATCCGTTAGCAAGATCGACGTCTGAGACGATGCCAATGCGGATAATGTTAGCCAACAGGCGTTTGAGGGCAGCAATAAGGATATTCATGCGGCCAGTGTGCCGCCTACGGGCGCGCGGGGCATGTGATGGGTTTTGTGTGAGGGATGGCACAAGGAAAATTATACTGCGCCGAAGATTGCTATAATGCTTGCATTGATACATTTATTGGGGGTACATTAAATATATGGACATATCTTACGACCCAACCAAAAACGAAAAAAATATTGCTGAACGTAAATTGTCCTTTGAGATGGCGCGTGATTTTGAAGTGACTACCGCGCTGATTGTTGAGGATCTACGAAAGGAATATCCAGAGCGGCGCTTTCAGGCACTGGGCTACATTGAAGAGCGGTTACACATGTTGGTGTTCACACCGCGTAACGGCAAGGTGCATGTTATCAGCCTGCGTAAGGCCAATTCTCGTGAGGTAAAGCGATATGAACAAAAAAATCAGTAAAGTGAACATGGCAGATAACCCCGAGTGGGGCGAGGCAGAGTTTGCCCGTGCACGCCCTGCCACCGATGTATTTACCGAGTTGTTTGGTAAAGAGGGTGCAGAAAAGGTGATAAAAACGCGTGGTCGGCCAAAACTGGCTAATCCGAAAGAGCCAGTTAAGCTGCGAATTGATCATGACGTGGTTGATGCCTATAGGGCGCAGGGTGATGGGTGGCAAACTAAGATGAATGAAGCGTTGCGCGATTATGCTAAAACTCATGGGATGCTGTGATTTATTAGGCGTTATTTTCAATAGCCAATCAAAGCTTACTCAAAGAAGCCACTAAGAGGGACATCATGGCAAGCTGCATTCCCCCAAAAGTTCCCGGATACTTACAAAGAATCCGGGAACAATACAAGGTAAATGAACCTGTTATCTATAAAGTTCTTAGTTCTGCAAAAGTATTTGTTCGTCAAGATTCCCATTTTGATCCTGGTTATAATGCAGTTGGTCATGATATTTCTCTTTTTTTGCCGATGGAAATATTGAGAGATATCAATATTTCTCAACAGGAGGAATATACAAATTTAATTAAAGATGACCTCAGTATTTTGACAAAATCAATACATGATGAATGGATCGATTCTATAACCTTAGAGTTGAATTCTGAGATAGATCCTGAGTATCAGCAAGCTATCAGTATCAATGAAATAGTCAACGAGGCGCTGAATCCTGATGAGTTATCTATCTGGAAGCCAAACTTAATTCGAGTTTTTATTAGTCACAGAGACAAATATAAGCGTGAAGCGCAAGAGCTGGCTAATTCTTTAGAGGAATATGGTTTCAGTTGTTTTGTAGCACATGAAACTATCGAACCACTTAAGGAGTGGAGAAATGAGATTGTTAATGGATTGAAGACAATGGAAGTGATGTTGGTTTTGCTAACCGATGATTTCAATGACAGTATCTGGACGTGCCAAGAGGTTGGCTACGCTCTCGGTGCAAATAAACCAGTTGTAAGCCTAAAAGTTGGTAAGATGGATCCCGCTGGATTTATTAGTCATTTACAAGCGGTTAAAGGAAGTCTCAACAATCCCACGCATAACGCCGAATTGTTGAATATGCTTTTGGCTGAAAGTATCGGTAAAGCAGAAAGAGTACAACAGGCACTAATTTCTACATTTATAGCATCTCAGAGTTTTGATGAAGCCAAACATCGATTCGATCGTATGAATAAGAGTATCAAAAAACTTACGGAGGAAAATTTAAGCACCCTAGTGGATGGCTTCCGAAGAAATAGACAGTTGAACCAGTGTATCTATCTAAATAACAACTACAACAGACTTAAATTTTTTATTGAGCGGACAACAGGCAAGACCGCAATAACAAATGGGAACGAAATAGTTTTATCTGATTGATTAGATCTAAATGCTGAAACTAGCTCCAGCATTTAAAATTACTTCCCAATCCACTCCAACGCCAGATCCCCAATCCATTCACTATCGCCGTCAGTAAAGCCCAATAACTGGCGGCGCTCATATTTCACTGTTGGCCCGTTCTTTGTGACTTTATCCCGCAAGCCGTAGTGGTGCACCCTAGCCAAATTATTGACCGTACCGCTAAAGGTCACTGCGGCCTCATCGGCGTTAGATTCGCTTTTGATAAAACGGGCGGTGCGCAGTTTGGTAAACATCTTGCGTTTGATGCGGCCTTGTTTATCGCGGCGTTTTTTCTTGCGGGCGACAAAGGGGGAGCCGTCGGGATTTTGCTGTGCCTGAATGTGCTTTTGTTGGCGCTGGCGCAGTTCTTTAGAGACCTGCCGCATAAATGCGCCGCGCGCCTGTGGGGATAATTGAGCCAGCAAGATTGATAATGTTTGGTCTAATTCGTGCAAGTCATTCACTCGGCCCACTCCGCGACAGTTTTACCGTCAACATTCACTTTGTAACTTTTGACAAAGTATTCCGGTGGCACCGGTTCATCTAGATGAGTCACGGTGAATACACCCTCTTGCTCTTTCACGATGGTTCGCTCGGTCAGCTTGAGATCAATACTGATATCTCGCAGCTTGTTATCCAGATAATCCACCTCAAAAGTGAAACCATCTGGCCGTTTATCGGGGTTTGCCATGATATCCGGCTGATTTGTGCGCAACCAATGCAGGATAGGGACAATGATCACATCCAAATTATCGGCATAATCCGTAATCACCAGATTTAAGGTGTACTGGTACTCAAAAGATAATGACGGGGCGAGCGTGGCAATAATGACCCCGTTGTCGATAAACACATGCAAGCAATCGGGGCTTTTCCTGATGTACGGCACGGCTTTCATGATATTGGCGCGCAAGGAATCAGGCTTTAGCATCGAAAGCGGCCTCTTGCTGGCAAATAAGTACAGTATCAATCTGCGCGGCACAAGCGTGTAAAGCCGCCTCTAATTGGTCGATATCGTCGTTTAAATCGCCGTTAGTTTGTGGATTGGCCGCCGGAAACAGGCATGCTGTGACCTTCGGGCAGCCATTGACGGTAATCTGCGGCCCCATTGAGGGCGGGGCGCTGACGCAGCCGGATAATATCATCAGGGAGGGGAGTATCAGCCCAACGGCGTAAGGTTTCATTTTCACGGTATAACCTCTTAAGTTGACTGTTGCGCTGCGCCAAAAGCTGATCCGCACTGGCAACCTGTTGGCGTAATCGCGCCTGTGCTTGGTTGTTGGCATTGGCGGTCAGTGCCAGGGTGATAAGTTGCCCGTTCTTACTGGCTACTTCGTCCGCTTGCCGGTCAATCACCACTTGCTGAGCATCAGCCAGCCGGTAAGTTTGCACGCCACCGGCAACCAATAAGACGGCAGCAACCGCCCACGCCAGTGGCGCTGTATTGATAATTGACATGGGTTAGCCCGGATATTGACGGGCGGGCAATTGAAAATGCGGGCCGTCTTTAAAGGTTGTCCAGTTACCGCCCCATTCCACGGCGATCCCCAACTCAGCGGCGGCTTGTTTCATGGCGTCAGCCATGGGGTAAAAATACTTCCATTCCCAACTCACCTTACCGTTTGGTAACGGCACGATATCGACTGCATGGCCGGTTAAATGGCGGCTGTTCATGGTCTGGCTGGCACCGTCTTTGACCAGTTCACGCTGGCGCTCCACTGTACGGCAACCCTCAATCACTTTAAAATCAATGGGGGTGATTTCCAGCGCGCGGCGCACGACTTTGACCAAATCAGGATGCACGCCGATCAGATTGCTCTCACTGGCCTTACCGAAAATAAATTTATTGCTTGGCATCAGAGGTTCCCGCCTTTTTGTTGATGACTTTGAATACCAGTTCACGAATGGCCTGTAAGCCAATCAGCCCGATTAGGCAGCTAATAAAGATTTCTACTTTCCCAGCGGCGACTTCAGTTAATGCGCCATTCAGCCAAGGAATGGCGTCAATCAGATGGATCAGCATCGGGGAGATAACCGTGCGGTAACACTGGCCCGATAACTAATGTTGATGTCTTGCAAGAGCATATTGACAGTGTGATCAGAGGTTTTCGCACGATGCGTGCCGTTAAAGCCGATCATGATGCGATCGAGTGCCTGACGCTTCACAATGGCATCACGGATGCGCGTTTGAAAATCAGGGAATTTAGACCACATGTCCAACTTAGGATAAGGCAATGCGGTGTCAAAGTTGGTTTGGGTGCAATTGTAGCGAGTGCCATCTAAGCCGCTCGGATCAGAGGCTTGCCGGGCTTGATAAATTCCAGCATCACACCTTGGTCTTCAGCCCATTGTGCCAGCGCCAGTGATATCAATTCAGGTCAATTTCGATAACCTGAGCTTCACGGTTAAAATCATCCACGACGTTGAAAGTCCGAAAACGTTGGCCACATGTCAGCGCGTCGTGCATAAAATCAATCGACCAGCTTTGGTTGAGTGCTTCCGGCGTGGCCAGCGGCGCCGGATTACGCACCGGCAGGTGTTGCTTACCTTTACGACGAAAATTGAGTTTTAGCAGACAGTAAATACGATGCACGCGCTTGTGGTTCCAGACGTGTCCCTGCCTGCGCAGCACCTGAAAAAGCTTCTTAAATCCATAGCGTTGATAGCGTTCAGCCGCCTCAGTCAGCCTCTGGATCACCGGTTCATCACGTCGTGTATTCAGTTGATAACGAAACACCGTCCTGCTCAGCGATAACGTCCTGCATGCCTGACGTATGCTCATCGTAACCTGCGTGGTCAGATAGTTGACGAGCTCACACTTTATCGCTGGTT